CCGGCCACTGCCTTGGGAACGTCGGCGCCACGATCCAAGAGGCCCGCCTCTCACAGTTCGGGAACCTCCGGTGGCTCGGCTGGTCCTGGCCCTCCGACGTCCCCGGCTGGGGCGCCGCCGTCACCCCACCCCCCACGACCCCGCCCAACCCCGACCCTGGAGACGACATGCCCCTCACCGACGACGACATCAACCGCATCGCCCGCGCCGTGTGGGCGCGCACCTTCCGCGAGTACGTCGACGAAAACGGAAACGGCGTCCTCGACACCCGCACCGCGGCGGATGTCCTCTTCGCCACCCACGGCGCCGCCGTCCGCACCGAGCGCCAGACCCGGTGAAGGACTGGCCCGGCCGCGTCGCCTTCGTCCTCGCGGCCTTCGTCGCCGGCGGCTGGGCCACCGCACTGGTCCTGGCCTCCACGCCGTGGACGGACACGATCAGCGAGACCGGCGCCAACCTGCTCGCCACCGTGGGCGGCGTCCTCGCCGGCGCTCTCGCCACCTACCTGGGCGCGTCCTACGAGCAGACCAGGAGCACGAAGAGCCCCGGCCGTCCTACGGGGGACGAGGACGACCGGGGCGCTCCTGACCCACCGTAGGGGCGACGTGGGACAGGTCACGGCATGCCCGGCACCCGCCGGGGGTAGCACCCCACCATGAGCACCTCGTGGACCGTCGCCGCCGTCCTCACCGTCGTCCTGGCCGCCGTGGGCATCCCCGCCGCGTCCGCCGCGATCAGCGACCACCAGGACCGCCAGCGCCAGGCCGACGTCGCAGACATCGCCGGGGACTACTACGACGGCATGGTCCCCTAGGGGACCGCCGCCACCGCCGCCCTGAGCGCGTCGTCCGCCAGTTGCGCGTAGACCTGAGTCGTGGCCGGCGACGCATGCCGTAGCGCCCGCTGCGCCCGATACAGGTCCCCGGTGGCCTGGTAGACCGCCGTGCCGTAGAAGTGCCGGAGCTGGTGGAACCTGTCCGCCGCGCCGTGCTCTCGCAGGATGCGCCCGGCGCGCCTCGAGACCGTGTGCGGGGACGCCGGCCACAGTCGGCCACCGCTCGATGCCTCGACCCACGGCGCGAGCGCCGCACCGAGGCGAGGATGCAGCGGCACCGCGGCGCGCTGGCCGCCCTTCCCGTCGACGTAGAGAACCCCGCCGGCCGCGTCGACGTCCTCACCCCTCAGGCCTGCCACCTCCGAGGCTCGCAGGCCAGCCCACCGCCCGCACGCGATCCATGCCGCCTCGAGCGGGGGAGCCGCAAGCTGCGCCGACGTCAGGGGCGCCAGACGCGCCGGCCTGGGCACACCTCGTGGCGCTCGAGGGATGGGCAGATCGGTCGGGGTTCCGATCCACTGGCACCACTGGCGCCAGGTGACCGCGTACTGCCGCCTGGTCGCCGCCGACAGGCCGGCCCGACCGATCCACCGTTCTGCGCCGGCCTCGTCGACTGCTCCGACCTCGAGCGCTCCCAGGTCCCGGTAGAGCGCGCGCACGACGCGCACCCGAACGGCGACCGTCTCCCGTGCCCGTCCCGCGGCGCGGAGCCTGTCGGCCCACCGCTCGAGCTCGAGCGCCACCGGCCGTGCGCCGTTATCAGTGGGTATCGGTTCCATGAGGCTCCCACCTTGCGTCGCGGCTGTGTGCGGGGTCACAGTGAACACCCACGAAACGCGCGTGTCGATCATCGGCAACGCGCCGCCGTAAGTTGAGGATACGACCCATGACTGACGTACTCACCTACGAGGACCCCACCGCCCGCTGCGTGGCCGGCCTGGCCGCGCTGCGCGGGTGGACCCTGGCGGCGCTGGCCGAGCACGCTGGCATGTCTTCCGTCGTGCTGGTCCAGAAGATGAACCGCAACCAGGGCAAGAAGCTCACCGGCGAGGACCTCCAGCGCCTCGGGGATGCGCTCGGGGTCGATCCCTTCGAGCTCGCGTTGCACGAGCTGCCCGCCCTCAAGGTCACCGACCCCGGCCCGTTGATCGTTACCCGTCGATATCGGATGGAGCCCACGGGATGAGCGCCGATCGCGCGCTGGCCCGCGAGCACCTGGGCGACGTCGCCGGCGGCCTGCGCTACTGCTCCGGCCCCCTCGTCCCGTGCATGCGCGCCGGCATCCTCATCCGCGAGCAAGCCCGCCACCCCGAGGCCGTCCCCTGCATCGGGTGCGGCCTGCGCGTAGCCATCGCGCGCTGGGTGGTCGACGCCCGCCGTGACCCCGTCACCGGCCTTCCCTTCGGCGGCCACCTGTGCACCCGCTGCGACCCGTTCATGCGACCCATTCGAGAGGCCCAGAAGTGAGCGCCCGCATCATCTACGGCGACCCCGTGCCCGTCGCCACCATCGAGCCCTACCGGCGCCACGATCCCGAGACCGGCATGCTCCACGAGTCCTACCTCTGGGACTGCGAGTGCGGCGCCCGGGGGCAGGCCGCCACGATGCACGACGCCCAGAGCGACCTCGTGCGCCACCGCTCCGCCGCCCACGAGCTGCCCGGCCAGGTGTCCATCGACGAGGCGATCGGAGAGGCCACCCGATGAGCACGGCCGCCGTGCTCGCCGTGCTCGAGCACGCGCCGGCCTGGCCCTCTCGGGTCTGGAAGGTCGCTGTATGCCTGGCCGAGCGCGTCGACGGCACGACGTCGCAGGCCTGGCCGAGCGTGGCCGACCTCGCCCGCCGCTCGCAGGTCGACGCCCGCCACGTCCGCCGGGCGCTGCGCGAGCTGGAGGCCGCCGGGTGGATCACCGCCGACCGGCAGAAGGCACCCAACGGGCGCGACTCCGCGACCGTGTACACCTGGCACCCGCCCGTCATCGTGGACCTGGTCGAGCACATGGGGAGGGGGGCACGGGTGCCCGGCATGGGGGGCACGGGTGCCCGGGGGGAGGGGGGCACGGGTGCCCGGGGGAGGGGGGCACGGGTGCCCGCCTCCGAGGGGGGCACGGGTGCCCCCCGAACCGTCACTAGAACCACCAGAAGAACCGACATAGAACCGTCGACCCCCTCAGTCTCGACGACTCTTCACCGTCATCCCCAGCCTGTGGACAACCTCGACGGATGGGGGGATGCCCAGGCATGCGACGCCGGCCACCTCACCCGGCACGGCTGGTGCCGTGCCTGCCGCGTGTCCTGGCCCGAGGTCACCGCAACGCCAGCACTTCCCGAAAACCGACCACGAGAGAGAGCGATGCCATGAGCGACAAGACCCAGCGGATCGGTACGGGCTACGTGTGGATCGACGCGCCATGCCCGGAGTGCGGCGCGCTGGTCGAGGTGCTGGCGATCATCCGTTCCGTGCTGACCGTCCCGCAGGACGACGCCGGAACCGTCCGCGTCCGGCTGAAGAGCAAGGCCGTGGATCACCAGTGCGCCAGCGGAGTGCAGACCGTGCTCATCGATCGCACGGACATCGGGAACGGCTTGTGAGCTGGGGAGGGCGGCAGGTCACCCGACTGCGCCAGGCCTGGGCCGGCTACCTGCCCCAGCCCTGCTACCGCTGCGGCGTCGTCATCCGGTCGGGGGACCCGTTCGACCTCGAGCACGATCCGCCCCGCATGCTCGGCGGCACCAAGGTCGTCGGGGTCTCCCACCCGTCGTGCAACCGCGCCGCCGGCGCCCGCCTGGGCAACGCCGCCCGCTCGCTCGGGAAGGTGGACCGCTCGTGGTGAGGCCCCGGCTTCTTGACGCCGGGGGGCAGGGGAGCCCCGGCTCCTTCCCTTCTCCCCCCGCCCCGCCCCGACCAGACCAAGATCATTTCCGATGACGACGCAACCGCCGCTCTTCGGCGCCCGACGCCGCCGAGGCATCGCACGCTCGCAACTCGACCGCACCCTGACAGCCCTACGCAAGGCCGGACACCTGGCCGGCGACGAGCACGCCGCCGCCCGATCGATGCTGCGCGACGCCGCCGAGGCCGTGGACGTCGCCCGCGACTCGATGCGCGCCGGCGAGGGGTCCCCCTACACGCTGTCCATGTGCCTGCGCGTCTACCGCGAGCTGCTCGACCGCGCCGCGACCCTGGAGGGAGGCCCCGCCGATGCCTTCGATGAGCTCCTGCGCTCCTTCGGCGATGCAGGCGCCGAGGTTCGGGACGCCCCGTGACCCTGCGCGGCGCAGCTACGGCCCCGCCGTCGAGGCCGTCGCCCGCTCGCTGGGCTACCAGCCGATGCCCTGGCAGCGCGAGGCCTGGGCCGTCGCCGGCGAGCTGGACGACGCCGGCCGCCTGGCGTACCCCGTCGTGGTCTGGATCGTCCCCCGCCGCGCCGGGAAGAGCCTGGGCATCCTCGCCACCGGCATGCAACGCATGGCGACCGCTCGCCTCTACCGCGCCCGCTACACCGCCCAGACCTCGCAGGACGCCGCCAAGACCTTCCGCGACGAGTGGGTCCCCGCTATCCGCATGCACGGCCTGGACCGCCTCTACCGGCCCCGCCTATCCAACGGCTCCGAGGGTCTCGACCTTGACCGCGCCGGCTCAGCCCTGCGCCTCTTCTCGCCCCGAGAAACCAGCCTGCACGGCCAGCCCACCGACCTCGGAATCATCGATGAGGCATGGGCATTCGACGTCGGCGCCGGCGACGCGATCGAGGCCGCCATACGCCCCTCGATGAAGACCCGCCGCTCGCCCCAGCTCTTCATCGTCTCCGCCGCCGGCACGGCGGCCTCTACATGGCTCGCCAGGTGGCGCGACCTCGGGCGCGCCGGCGCCCCCGGCCTCGCGTACCTGGAGTGGAGCGCCGACCCCGACACCGACGACCTGGACGACCCCGCCACCCTCGCCCGCGTCCATCCCGCCGTCGGCCACACAATCCGCGCCGAGGACGTCGAGGGCGACCGCGCCACCATGAGCCGAGCCGAGTACCTGCGCGCCTACCTCGGGGTCTGGCCCGACGCCGACACCGTCGCCGCCGTCATCCCCCCCGACGACTGGAGCGCCTGCAGGCTGACCACCGCCGACGCCGCCGCCCTCGACGTCGCCCGCCCCACCCCCGACGGCCTCGCCGTAGCCGTCGCCCCCGACGGCGCCCGCACGGCCCTAGCAGCCGCCTACAGGCTCCCCGGGGGCCGCCTGCTCGTGAAGGTCCTCGACTCCCGCCCTGGCGCGTCCTGGGCCGTCTCAGAGGCCCGCACCTGGCAGCGCCGGACCCGAACCCTGGTCACCGCCGACCCCATCGGCCCCGCCGGCCCCCTCATCGATGAGCTGCGCGCCGGCGGCGTCGCCGTGGACCTGGTCACCACCGACGGCTACGCCCGCGCCTGCGCCGGCCTGCTCGCCGACGTCGTTGAGCACCGCCTGGCCCACCTGGGGCAGCCCATCCTCGACACCGCCGCCGCATCCGCCGGCCGCCGCCCCATCGGGGACCGGTGGGCATGGGCGCGCCGCGCCGGCGACGTAACCGCGATCGAGGCCGCGAGCCTCGCCCTCGCCGCCGCCCGCCAGGCCAAGGGAAAGCCGTTCCTCGTCACCGGCTGAACCTCGACCCGAGGTTGAGACTGGACAACGGCGAAACGTCTGGCACCCTGGACCCGTGGGGATCGGGCAAGCGCTGCGCCTCGTGCGCGCCACCGAGGACGCGCGCCCGGCGTCCCGGCCCGACGCCGTCCGCTCGCCCTGGACCGTCGGCGGCCTCTCGACCGTCGTCTGGTCGGACCTGTTCGGCGCCGACGCCTCCCTGCCCGTCATGCGCGCCGACGCGATCGCGCTCCCGCCGGTGGCCCGAGCCCGCGACATCCTCACCGCGACCCTCGCCCGCTGCCCCCTCGACGCCTACCGCGACGACGTCAAGCTGACCGGCACCGACGCCCCGACCTGGACCTACCGCACCGACGGGCGCGTCTCCCCGTATCACCGGATGCTCTGGACCGTTGACGACCTGCTCTTCACCGGCTGGAGCCTGTGGGCGCGAGCCAACGACTCCGACGGCTTCATGGTCGATGCCGAGCGCGTCCCGGTCGAGGATTGGGACTTCACCGCCGACGGCACGATCACGGTGCACGGCGCCGAGGTCAACGCCGCCGACGTCGTCCTCATCCCCGGCCCCCATGAGGGCATCCTGGAGCGCAACGGGCGCGCGATCCGCGCCGCCGGCGCCCTGGACCGCGCCTACCTCTCGACCGCCCGGAACCCGACCCCGGACCTGGAGCTCCACCAGACCGGCGGCATCCAGCTCGACCGCGAGGAAATCACCACCCTGCTCAACGACTGGCGCACCGCCCGCCAGGCAGACGGCGGCTCCGTCGCCTACACGCCCGAGACCATCGAGGCGCGCGTGCACGGCAAGAGCGCGGAAACCCTGCTCATCGACGGGCGCAACGCCGCCGCCGTGGACATGGCCCGCATCTGCGACGTCCCCGCCGCCCTGGTCGATGCCACCAACGCCGGCGCCTCCCTGACCTACGAGACCACCGCCGGCCGAAACCTGGAGTTCCTCGACTACGGCGTCGAGCTGTACCTGGCCCCGATCGAGGCGCGCCTGTCGATGGACGACGTCGTCCCACGGGGCCAGCGCATCGCCTTCGACCGATCCCCCCTCACTTCCCTGACCACGATCACCGCCCCCGCGAGGCAGGACTGACCATGACGACCATCACCGCCTACGGCACCCTGCTCGCCGCCGCCGACGACCGCACCCTGACCTACCGGCTGCTGCCCTTCGGCGAGCCCGGCCGAACCTCCCGAGGCACCGTCACCGCCGCCGCCGGCGCCGTCGAGCTGCCCAGCGACCCGAGCAGCGTCGTGCTCAACCTGGAGCACGAGCGCACCCGCCCCGTGGGCCGCGCCGCCAACCTCACCGAGGACCCCGCCGGCCTCGTGGCGACGTTCACCGTCGCCGCGACCCGCGCCGGCGACGACCTGCTGGCCGAGGCCGCGGCCGGTCTCCGCACCGGCGTCTCCGTCGAGCTCGACGGCGTCGTCATCCGCGACGGGCGCCTGGTCGCCGGCCGCCTCATCGGCGCCGGCGCCGTCGTCTCCCCGGCGTTCCCGTCCGCGCAGCTCGTGGCCGCCGACACCGACGACGAGCCCACCGAAGACCCCGCCGCCCCCGACACCGGAGACGACGACACCGACGAGGACGCCGACACCGAGGCGCCCCCGACCGAGGAAGAGGACCCCACCGTGACCGACACCGCCACGGCCGCCGCCACGGTGGCGACCGTCCCGCCCGGCCTCACCGCCGCCGCGAGCACCCCCGAGACCCTCGACACCGTCATGGCGCGCCTCCACGCCGCCAACACCGCCGGCATGCGCGGGGACCGCGCCACCCTCGACGCCGCCCTGGCCGACGTCGGCAAGCCGACCACCGACGCCCTCCCGCCCCAGTGGGTCGGGGAGCTGTGGCGCGCCGCCCCAGAGCGCCGCGTCGTCCCGCTGCTCTCGTCGGGGACCCTCACCGGCCTGACCGTGACCGGCTGGCGCTGGACCGTCGCCCCCGACGTGGACACCTGGGCCGGCGACAAGACCGCCGTGCCGAGCAACGCCGCCGACACCGAGCCCGTGACGGTGCCGGCGCACCGCCTCGCCGGCGCCCACGACATCCCCCGCGAGCACCGCGACTTCGACACCGGCTTCATCCCGTCCTACTACGCCGCGATGAGCGCCGCCTACGGCGTCAAGAGCGACGCCTACGTCACCGCCGAGCTCCTCGCCGGCGCCACCACCATCCCCAACGTCAACGACCCGGTGGGCGCGCTCATGGCCGGCGCCCTGGCCGTCGGCGCGCACGGAACGCCGACCTTCGCCCTGGTCGCCTCGGACGTCTTCGCGTCCCTGGCCGGCGTCAAGGCCCAGGACGCCCCCGCGTTCCTCGACCTGACGCTGACCTTCGACGGCCAGGCCGGCGGCTCCGGCCTGCGCGTCGTGGCCGTCCCCGGCCTCGCCGCCAAGACCGTGATCGTGGGCGACCGTCGCGCCGCGACCGTGCACGAGCTCCCCGGCGTCCCGATCCGCGCCGAGGCCCTCGACATGGTCAAGGGCGGCATCGACGCCGGCGTCTTCGGCTACTGCGCGCTGGTGATCCACGACGCGCGGTGCATCGTCACCAACACCGTCGCCGCGCCGGCCAAGTAGACCGCCGACCGGTGAGGGGGGCGCGCCGCCACGATGAGCGCCCCCCTCACCGGCGGCACGAGGACAGGAAGGGCAGCCCGTGACACCCTGGGCCACGATCACCGAGGCGCACGCCGCATGGCGCGAGTCTTCCGCGATCGAGGATGCGCGCCTGGGCGAGCTGCTCACCATCGCCACCGACGTCCTGCGCCCCTACGCCCGCCCCGGCGACCTCGACTCCGCGACCGGCGACCCCACCCCCGCCGCCGTTCCCCGGCTGCGTGAGGCCGCGATCATGCACGCGAAAGACTGCTGGGCCGTCATGGTCTCCACGACTGGCGACGTCATCGGATTCGACGCCTACGCCCTGCGCCGCCGGCCCCTCTCCGATCAGGTCAAGCAGTACCTACGCCCCCCGACCGTGCCCCTGGTGGGCTGACGTGGCCGTGACAGGCGTACGCGCCACCATCGCCGCCGCCCTGACCGCCGCCGCACCCCAGGGCGCGACCGTACGCGCCTACCCCCTGGCCCTGGAGGCCGTCGAGGCGCCCGTGCTCATGGTCGGCATCGTCTCCGTGGACCCGCCCGGCGTCGCGTGCCCCGCCGATTCCGTCGCCGCCGAGGTCCTCCTGGTCGTCCCGACCCGCGAGCCCGGCACCGCTGACGACCACCTCGACGCCCTGCTGGACCTGGTCACGCCCGCCCTCGACGCCCTCCCCTCCGTGACGAGGGGCAGCGCCGAAAGGGTCTCCTACCTCGACACCTGGCCCGCCTACCGCATCCCCCTGGAGTACGTGACATGAGCGCTCAGCACTACGTCGTGAAGACCCTCTCCGTGGGTCTGAAGATCGGCTCCGCCGCCGCCGTACAGGTCGAGTGCGCCGTGCGCGGCGTCGGCATCCTGGAGGCCCACGACGAGACCTCCGGCGCCGTCGCCTGCCCGGACGGCTCGTGGTCGGACGTCGGCCCCAGCCGCTACCAGCTCCAGGTAGACCTCAACGCCGCCGCCAAGCTGGAGCCGACGAGCTTCTGGCGGCTGCTCTACGACAACGAGGGCCAGGCCGCCGTCATCACCTTCGAGCCCAACCCCGTCGGGGACCCCGGGCGCCTGTTCACCTGCAACGTGCCAGCCCTGCCCGGCGTCGGCGCGGTCTGGGCCGTGGGCGCCAACACCGAGCCCAGCGTGACCATGCCCCTCTCGGGCAAGCCCGCGATCACCGACCCCACTACCCCGTAGGCCATGCGCGCCGCCCACGACCTCGCTGCCAGCGAGGAACAGGTGCGCGCCGCCGCCGTCGAGGTCCTCACCGCCGCGACGTCGGCCGGCGTCGCAGCGCTGCGCTCAGCGCGCGCCCCCTACCCGTACCGCTACGCCGAGCGCATCGCCGCCACCGCCAAGGCGACCCGCCCCCGCGCCAGCAAGGGCGGGGACCGCCACACCGCCCAGGTGAAGGTCGGCGGCCGCTCGCAGGCCTTCACCGGCGGCGCCAGCGTGTCGATGCTGGTCTGGGGCGCCGAGTTCGGCGCCAAGGGCGGGGACGTCGTCAGGGTGCGCCTGTCCACCGGCCGATCCCAGAGCATCAGCGCCCGCAACTTCGCCCGCTACGCGCGCCGCTCACAGGCACAGTGGACCGCCGTCAACGATCGGGGCCGGCGCCGCGCGAGCAAGGCCGGCACCGGCGAGCAGACCCGCATCGTGGACGTCCGAAAGGGCGGCCTGCCCTGGTTCCCGCCCCGCCGCACGGATGGCTGGTTCCTCACCCCGGCCCTCGATGACGAGGAAGGCCGCCTCTGGTCCGACACCGACGCCGCCTTCATCCGCGCCCTGGACGGGGGGTAGGCCGGTGGCCGTCCGCGACTACATCGCCAAGTACGTAGCCGACCTCGCCGGCTACCGGCTAGAGCCCGCGATCCGCGAGACCGAGCAGCTCCAGCGCGCCACAGACTCCGCCGCTGACGACGCCGTACGCGACTGGCGGCGCATCAGCGACGCCGCCGCCGACGCCGCCCGGAAGGTGGACCGCTCCACCGGCCCAGCCGGCATCTCCGGCGACATGCGCGACCTGCGCGCCGACGCCGCCGACACCGGCCGCGAGGTCGGCCAGGAGTTCGCCTCCAACCTCGGGGAGTCGCTGGCCTCCGGCGACGCCTCCCGCATCGTCCAGGACACCGGCGGTGGTCTCATCGCCTCGCTGGCCTTCGCCGGCCCCATCGGCGCCGCCGTCGCCGCGGCCGGAACCCTGGCCCTCGCGTTTTGGAACAACTTCGAGCAGACGACCCGCGCCCGGCGGGAAGCCGTCATCGCCACCGCCTCAACGGTCTTCCAGGGCATCCTCGATGAGGGCGCCGCCTTCGCTCAGAAGTTCGCCACCGACACCCTGCGCGACTTCCTCGACCCCGCCCAGGTTGACGAGCTCTCCGGCCGAGCGCGCAAGGCCTCCGAGCGTCTCGGGGACGACCTGGCCGCCGCGATCGTGGGAGGCCCCGACACGATCGACGCGAAGCTCAACGACGTCCGCGCGAAGCTGCGCGAGCTGGAGGCCAACCCCTCCCGCCTCAACCTGGCCGAGGCCGGAGACCTCCGGATCGTTGAGGAGTACCTGTCGCGCATCAGTGAGGGCTACGCCGAGGCCAAGAGCGCCGCCGAGACCTACTACCGCTACCTGCTCTCACCCGAGGTCCGCAACGCCGTCCGCGCCGGCGCCCGCGACGCCGGCCAGATCCCCTACGCATCGGGAGGGCGAGTCTGACATGCCCCTGACCGCGACCGCCGGCATCTCCGCCTACGCCCACTACGTCGAGCTGTTCGCAGACGGCGGGACCGCCCCCTACACCTGGGAGGCCTTCCCCACCGGCGCCGACCCCTACACCGTCCCCGCGACGACCAGCGACCCGACAGGCCGCGTCACCGTGGACGGCTACGCCCCCCTGGGCAGGGACGTGCTCTACCGCGTCACCGACGCCACCGGCGCCACCGCCGAACCCCCGATCATGAACGTCCCCGACCCCGGCGCCCCCGTCCTCTCGCACGCGACGGACCCGACACGCTGGCAGCTCGTGGCCGTAGCCGACCAGCTCCCCAACGAGTGGGCCGCCCGATCGGTCTGGTTCGACGTCCTCGACCGCCGGGACCCCTTCGTGGCGACGGCGCCCCTGCGACTCCGCAACGGCGACGTCGTCCTCTACCTCCCCGACCTCGCCGCCCGGGGTCCGCTGCTCGACCTGCTCGCCGACGGCGTCCCCCTGCTGCTGCGCTCCCCGTGCACCGCGGCCGTGGACGATGTCGTCATGCTGGTGACCGGCGTACGGGAAGAGCTCGCCGTGCCAGACCGCAAGGCCGGCGCCCGCCTCGTCACCCTCACCTATCAGGCCGTGACGCGAGACCTCGGGCCGTACCTGCCCGACCCGACATGGACCTGGGCGGACCTGGTCGCAGACACCCGCCTCCCCACCTGGGCGCAGGTCCCGCCCTCGTTCGCCACCTGGGCCGACGTCGTCTCCAACGTGCGGGCGCCCTGATGCCGACCCCGCACCCTCCCGAGCTCGACGCCGCCTACGCGCGCATCCCAGGGCAGCCCATCGCGCGCCTGCGCTTCACCCTGCCCGGCCAGACCCCCGTCAACGTCACCCCGATCGATGGGCGCCTGGTCCTCGACGCCTCACGCTGGCCCCGCACCGAGCTGACCGCGACCCTCCCAACGACGATCAGCCCCACCCTGCTCCCTGGCGCTCTCAGCGCCTACGGGGGCCGCGTCACCGTCACCCTCGGGGCCCGCATCCGAGGCCGCGACCACACCTTCACCGCCGCGACCCTCGCCCTGGCCCGCGTCAACATCCGACGCCCAGACGCCGCCGTCGAGGTCCTCGCAACCTCGCTAGAGGCCGTCGTCAACGAGGACCGCTACGACGTCCCCACCAACAACGACGCCGGCGACCTGCGCGACGTCGTCTCCGGCATCGTGCGCCGCACCCTTCCGACCGTGGCCGTCGTCGACGAGCTCGGGGCCGTGGGCGCCACGATCGTCCCCGAGGGCGCCTACGTGCTGTCCGGCGACGTGTGGCCGATCCTCGAGCGCCTGATGGACGACCACGGCGCCGAAGCGTTCTTCGACTACGCCGGGCGCCTCGTGCTGCGCCTGGTCCCCGTCGTGAAGACCACACCTGACCTGGTCCTGGCCGCGGGGTCCGCCCTGACCGGCTACGGGTCCCGCCGCGAGTGGGGACCCAACCGCGTCGCCCTGGTCTACACCACGCCGCCGTACGAGGGCCGGACCCGCCACCAGTTCACCGACCTAACCACCGGCACCAGCTCGGGCATGGTCGGCGTCAACACAACCAACCCCGCGACCGCGACCCTCGTGCGCGTGCACCGCCTCGACGTCGACGGCACCGACGTAGCCGACCAGTTCGCCGGCCTGCGCGCCGGGGACCGCGTCCGCCTCGTCGACGACGACGCCGCCCTGACCAAGCCCTCCCGCGTCGTCTACGAGGCCACCGGCCCCGCGACCCTGGCCGCGTCCGTCATCACGATCCCCGTGCGCGTCGTGCGCGCCGTCAAGGCCACCAGCTCCCCGCCGCTGTTCCCCGTCGACACCGACCTCGACGTCTTCGTGCACATCAAGGCCCGCCGCCGCGTCGGCACCTGGGAGGACACCGTCCCCACGTCCCCGACCCGCGTGGACGGCCCCTACGGCCGGCACACCTACCGCGAAGACCTCCCCGTCGAGCGGGGCGAGCTCCCCGACCAGGCCGACGCCGACGCCGCGGCCCTCGCTATGGCCCGGCGCGTCGTGGGCCGCCTGCGCCAGGTCACCGCCCGGGGCATCCCCGCACCGTGGACCGTCCCCGGGGACACCGTCCGCCTCGGGATGCTCGGAGGACTCACCGAGTCCCACGTCGTCCAGGCCGTCGAGCACCCCCTGCCCGGCCTCGACGTCATGACCATCACCACCCGCGACGCCGCCTACACCGGAGGACCGTTCTGATGCCCACCACCCCAAACGCCGGACTCCCGTACCCGGCACCCGGCGACGCCCCGGACGGCGCCGCCCAGCTCGAAGCCCTCGCCGAGCGCCTCGACGCCCTGCCCGGCGTGCGGGCCGTGGCCCTGCGCATGACCGGCACCGCCGACGCCGGCGGGAACGTGTCCGTGCCCCACAACCTCGGGGTCTCGCCAGACGTGCACTTCCTCGACGTCATGGCCCCCGCCTCGGGAAACCTCGTGGTCGCCTTCGCCAAGGTCCGCGCCGTCACCGCTCTGGGTCTCACCGTGCGCGTCTTCGGCCCCACCGGCGCCGCCTACGCCGGCTCCGTCACCCTCTTCGGTCTCCTGACCGTCGCCGGCGCCACCGTGCAGACCCTCCCCGCCCCACCCGTCGACGACGACGGCAACGAGGAAGAGGCAACCCGATGATGAGCTCTGAGACACCGGACGAGGTCGACCTCATCGACCCCGACGACCTGGTCCCCGACGTCGACGACCAGGACCCGCCCGGGGGCGACGATGAGTAACCGCGTGCGCGCCACCGACGACGGACTGGCCCGTATCCGCGCATCGGTGGGCGCCTCCACGTTCCACGGCATCACCGTCCAGGGCCACTGCATGGGCATCGTTGCCCGCACCTGGCGCCTGCCCTCGCAGGCCGCCGGATACGGCACCGCCTTCGACTGCGCCCAGGCCGTCCAGCGCGCCGGACGGATGCGACCCGGCCAGGACCCGCCCGTGGGCGCGGTCGCGTGGTGGGCGCACCGCTCGAGCAACAACCGCCCCGGCCACGTCGCCACCATCAACCGCCCCGGCCACTGCCTTGGGAACGTCGGCGCCACGATCCAAGAGGCCCGCCTCTCACAGTTCGGGAACCTCCGGTGGCTCGGCTGGTCCTGGCCCTCCGACGTCCCCGGCTGGGGCGCCGCCGTCACCCC